GAAGGGGGTTGCGTCAAAGTCGTGGATGTCTGAATGGATGGGTATACCTGGGAATCGTCTTGAAAGAAGTCGCTTTGGAAAATCTTCATATTCTACAAATCCTACTGTGGTGAAACCTGCCCAGTTTGCAGCAAGCGCAAAACCTCCAATCCCACTGAAGAGATCGAGATGCGTTCTCACTCCTCGTCCTCCTTGATCCTGCTTGGAGTGGGACCAACCTGCCCCTGGTACTTTCCTCGGTACGGTCTCTTCGACTGTCCATGTAGCTGGTGCATCACCAGCTGGCAGATCCTCATCATTGGTTTCAGCAGTACCGGAGCATTGCTCTGATTCACCAACTCCAAAGTGATCTGTCCCATAAATCCTGCATCGATGAATCCTGCATTCTGTACCTGAATCCCCAACCTTCCGACTGAACTTCTGCCGTGCACGACTCCGCACATATGGTCTGGCACTTTGATGATTTCATTCGTTGAAGCCAGCACAAATTTACCTGGGTAAAGAACAAAACTCTCCACTGGGGCCAACTTGTGCGGGTAGTCCTCATTTGTGGTGATGTACGGACGATCGTCCGGTAGATGTGGCACCAGGTAGTCTTCTGCCAAGGTCAGATCCACAGAACAGGGTCCGAGATGGACATCACTGGGGATGTAGCCAGAGTGGATCAACTCCATCAGTTTTTCGTCAGAGAGGACCATAAAAAATCTCCTATATATATATGGTATGAATTACTGAAGAATTTCGGGGGGATTTGGTTGGAAAAAGTTGGAACTCAAACCACTCCTCCCACATTCCTTCTCCTCCCTCTCTTCTTCCTTCGATACTGCCCTGATGCTCCTGCTGCACTTGATGCGAATGTGAGGACCAACGAGTCTGCAAAGTCTGTCGATCGTCCCAACCTCTTCTTGGTCTCGGTCTTACTCTCCACCAACATCTTGCCGGATGAGTTGAACGAGTATCTTGGGGCCGTCAGGTCTGCAATCAGAGAATCATCATTTGGGATCTGCACCTCTTCATTGAACCATTGCTTCGTCAAGTCCCACAACTCTGCACGGAGGTTCGCATACCGGTCTGCCATTGCAGGGGATTCACTCACATTCACCCCTCTGGCACTGATGTCGAGTTCCCGCAGTCGGTCCAGCACTCCTGCACCCAATCCGATGCTGTCCACCAGGATTTCCTCTGGAGGTTCGTCACTGCTGTGCAGGAGATCCAGCACTCGGCCTGAGAGTTCCATCAGGGACAACTTCTTCCAACTGTGCAGTTCGATCAGGTGTCTGCCCTGGCGGATACAAAGCACACTCGCATCATCCCCGTACCTCGCCACATCCAGGCCCCAGACGACTGCAGTTCCCTCCGGTTGCTCGACTTTGCGTTTGCTGGCCTGCTCCACGGCATGGAGACTGATCAGGGTGTCGTCTTCGGCAGTTGGAAACTCACCATATACCCGCACTTTCATCGCGTTGCTCTCGGCACCGTACTTGACCTCCATTTCCTTGATGAAATCTGGAGAGACCAGAGGAGACTCAAGGCAACTGACCTGTTTCGTCCACCAACTGTCCCGCAATCGGGTGTGCGTCTCAAAGAAATATCCTGATGATCGGGTGGGGTTGCCGAGCAGAATTGTTGTGGCATCCTTGCCAGACATCGAACCATACGCAGCCTCAAAGACCGACTCCGGTACCCCTGATGCCTCGTCTACGACCAGCAACACATGGTCTGCATGGACTCCTGCCAGGGATTCTGGAGATTCGGATCTTGAGGTTCTTGCACTGATGAATGCCTCCGTTGGAGAGGAACCCAGCTCAATCCGGTCAGACTTCATCTCCAGCAACGATTTGATCGGGGTGGGGAGTTCCTTGATCCATCTTTTGCACTCTGCAAAGAGAGCATCAAAGAGTTGGGAGGCAGTTGGTGCTGTGACCACGATCTTGACCGGATACCTCGTCAGGAGGAACCAGATCATCAACCAGGACGCACAGGAGGATTTCCCGACCCCGTGCCCAGAGCGGATGCTGCACCTCCGCTGTCCCTTTGCCACTGCAGACATCACCTCCCGCTGCCAGTCCTGGGGAGTCACGCCCAATAGGTCCTCGACAAAGAGATCTGGGTGTTTTTCGTAGGTCAGGATGAGCTCAGAGAGTTGCATTATTGGTCCTTTAAATCGTCAATGATGATGGCACCTTCCTCTCCCCAGATTTTCTCAATCTCCAGTTTCCAGACCGTTGAGTCCTCCTTCAGCAGTGCGTCCATCAATGCCTTGCACAAATTGTCTGCATCGGGCCTCTGCTGGTGCGGGGTTGCGACCTTCTGCAGTCTCTTCTTCTTGCACCAACTGCTGGGCATTGGGACGATGAACCTCGCACGGAAAGCATCCGGTAGAGTCCAACCCTCAGCCTGACTCCGCAGTTCATCACAGAACTCACGGTACCGGATTACGACCTTTCTCTTGGCCCAGACATCTCTGCGGGTCATCCTCGGTTTGGCAACTGGGGAAATTCTGAAAATTTTTTGCATCAGGGATCTTCTCCCAAATCCACGGGGTATGGGGGGGGTTCCCAAGAGACCAGCACACTCAGTCGAGAACAACACTCCAGCACTGCATTGGTGTTCGGGTATCGCTCTGATCCCCTCCAGAACAAATGTATCCTTGGACGATGATTCGGAAAATAAATCTGATACGCCAGCACCTGCCCCACTGCAGATTTCCAACGGTCTGCTCGTTTCACCTCGATGATCTCTGTTGCTGATAAAATATCGATGAACCCCGCAGGGCACTGAATCTCGACTGCTGCCTGCAACTCTCGACTGAGTTTGTCCTGAATCCTCTTCTCTTCTGCTGCACGGGGTGTGTCCGACTGGAGTTTTTCTATGCGTTTGAATTGCTGGGACACTGCTGATTCCGAGATCCCCAGCACATGGGCCATCTCTTTCTGTTTGAAACCCTGGTCCTTCAGACGGAGCAGTTCACGTTGCGTTGGGTTCACAAAATCTCAGCAGTAGTGTGGAGAGGTGGAGGGGTGCGCCCACGCACCACCCCCTCGGTTCGACCACCCCTGGGGGGGGTCTGCGAAAATCTGTGATCCTGACCCCAGTGTTGCCCTTTTTGTTGCCCTTTCTGTTCATATCCTGCTCGATCCCAGTTTTTCTGCGGCATATCGGTTCCCACCCTCGCCACCAACTGATAATTTCTATATGTTTGATAATGTCAAATATGTAACTCATACCCCAGTATTTATGCGGCACAGAGCAGATAAAAGTTGTATCAGAATCGCGAGTGCGTAATGTTAACGGGCATCTGCTCAATCCTTGGGCATCTGCTCAGACTTGTGTTCAATCTCCGCTTTTCTCTTGGCAATCTTCTTCATCGTGTCCAGGTGTTCCTTCCTCATCGAGTGTTCCACAGACACATCCTTCTTCATTCGCTCGGCAAGGAACTCAGGATGATACTTGGCGCAGATCCACTGTCTGGCACGGATCGACACATCTGCAGCTCGTGGATCAATTCGTCCCTGTTCACACTCCTTCGCAAGATATTCAATGTGTTCAGCATGACGCATTGCCCTCTCGTTGAGAGCAGACATGTACCGTTCCTGATGATTCCGGTTCAGCACCTGGTACAGTGCATACCTCGTCATGCCATAGAGTTCTGCAGTCTCCTGAAGGCTCTTGCCATCGGCAATGTGATTGCAGAAGGCTTCGACATCCTCATCAGAATATTTCCGGTTAGATTTCTTGGGTGCAGTCATCATCATCACTGGGAAAGAGTTTGAAATAATCGGGATGGTTTGGATGGAAGACCTTCATCGGCAGAAGCATTCTCCCCTGTCGATCTTTTCGTCGTGCCCAGTCCGCACACTTAAACTTGCCACAGAAATCATCTTCATAAACCTTGGGCCAGATTGGTTCCGTAAAGAACTGAAAAGATGGATAACGTTCATCATCAGCCTGAAAGACCTGTTCATTGATGACACGCAGTTGTGCACGGGCATCCTCATCTGGCAGATTCATTTCTCCGATCATGCTGGACTTCGGTGCAGACTTTCGGCAGAGACCGAAAGAGGGATCTCCTTCAGGTTCATGTTCGCCTGCATGGAACCAGCAGCAGTTCCTACAGATCCCTGGAATGTGTTGGACCTGTGCGTGTTGGATTTCAGTCATATTTCCTTAATCAGAATATTTTTTATTATTTAAATTATTCCCATGGGAAAGATTTAATTTTTCCCACCCAATTTGGGAAAGATTCCGCCCCCGCAATCCCTGATGTTTGCTAGCGTAGAATA